GGCGTTGCAGATGCGGGTATTACTACCAACAGCGTAGTGACAATCACCGGGCAGTTCAGTCTCTTCTACGTGGAGCTACTATAAATGAGCAAGTACCGTTTGCCGAAGTCAGTAGCCGCGTCTCTTGCAAAGGGGGCCAAGGATACGCTCACGCTGCATGAAGTGTCGTCCTTGTATCTCAAACTTCGCAAGGACTGTACAAGTGAGCTTGGAGGAGCAGAGGCGCTCAACTGGTGCTGGCGCATGCTGCGTCAGGAGAAGGTTATCAAGAGCGCTTTAGTTGGAAACGCAATCCTGCCTGAAGTCGTTGACTTGTACTTCGGGCCCAGCATCATGCTCTACCATTTCGTAGAAGACATAGATAAAGTGTCTTCTCTGCTTGTAGAGCCTGCCGTTGTTGTAAAACATGCAAAAGGCGGAACGCTGGTCTTCACTCAATATGATGGTGAGGCCGTTACCGTTCAAGGCGTACCGTTCGAGCTTGCAAAGTTCTCGATGAAAGACGCCACGCTGCTTGACGAAGGCAGCACAAAGTTTCGCTCCATCCGCAAGAATGCCGAAGGAGCTTCATGTGGATACTCTTCTGTGAAGATTGTAGAGCCCGGTGAGATAGCCGGACTTACTCTTTTGTCTTCACATCTTCTGACAGCCAACAGCTCTTTTCAGTACAACGCTGAATTCGTCAAGGTTGACGAAGAGCTTGGGCTGGTCCTTGGTTGGGCGATCATCTGTAAGAAAGATGGTGAGCCCTATTTCGATACGCAGGGGGACCATATTCCGGAGCACGGAATGCTGGAGGCTGCAGTTAACTTCATGCTGAGCGATCGCATTTCGAAAGAGATGCACGTTGGAGACGGCAAAGGAAAGGTTGTCTTCCTGTGGCCTATGACAGCGGAGGTTGCAAAAGCCTTCGGTATCGAAACGGCAACCACGGGCATGATGATAGCGGTACGTCCGGAAGACCCGGAGTATCTCGAAGCCTTCAAGAACGGAGAGCTAACCGGCTTCTCCATCGGGGGCAGTCGCTACCGAGATCATACGGAGGTTGTGACCTATGCTGACTAAAGTTCAAGGACAGGGAGAAAGGCGCATCCTCCATAAGCTAAAAATAGACGAGATCAGCGGGGTTGATAGACCCGCACAGGTTGGTGCCAAAGTCGTTCTCCTCAAACGCGACGAAGGAAACGACGTGGCGAAAGCAGCGTTTCTCGATGCGCTGCGGGGACTGCAGATCGAGCAGCGCGTACGTGACGCCCTGCAGGATATGTGGACCCTCAACGATGCTCTATGCATGAGCATTCGTACCATCATCGAGAATCCAGACGAATACCCCGACCCGGTTAGCGCTGTGCGCGCTTCGCTATCCGAGTTCGCGGAAGTCATTACCGAAATGGTCCGGCAAGCTGTTGGTGAAGTCGAGGACGAGGTAGACGACAGCTTGTCGAAGTTCACGGCAGAGGATTACGCATACGTGCCTGATCCTGAAGAGCCGTCAACGTGGAGACTTCGCCTTACGAAATCAGCGGGAGGTCCCCCGGATGCGCGTATCTTGGGAGCCGTCATTGCTGCGCTTGGACCCGGCTTCGGCGGGGTGTCTTTCGACATTCCACAGGGAGACCGCGTTGACGTAGTCAAGCGTGTTCGCAGCGCGTGGCGCAGGGCCTATCCAAAGATGAAGAAGAGCGATCTGCCGGAAGTCCTCAATATCACTGAGGAGGAAGATACACCCATGACCAAAAACGAGCTGAAGGCTCCTACTGCCGAAGAGCTGCAGGTCAATCTGCAGAAGAAGGAAGAGGAGCTGAAAATCTCGAAGGCCTACGGAGAGCTGAGCGACGCTGAGAAGGCTTACTACGCAAAGCTCGATGAGAAGGGCAAGACCGATTTTCTTACTGCGACTCCCGAAGTTCGCAAGTCCGAGATCACGCGCGCAAGCGAAGATAACGGCGTTGTCTACACGAGCCCCAGTGGGGAGACGTTCCGCAAGAATGACGATCCGCGTCTCGTGCAGATGGCGAAGGATCGTGACGAGGATCGCAAGATTGCCAAGCAGGAGCGCGAGAAGCGCGAAGACGTGGAGCTGAAGAAGCGCGCGGCGGAAGAGCTTCAGTACCTTCCGGGAGACGAAGCTACCAAGGTAGCGATGCTCAAGGCAATTGATGCGATTCCGGACGCGACGCAGCGTACGGCCGCGCAGGCTTCTCTCAAGTCTCAGAATGAGACTATGGAGAAGGCCTTCAAGACCGTTGGCAGTTCCTTGACTGTCACTGGCGGTCCTGCATCGCAGTTGGAGTCGATCGCAAAGCGCATCAGCACGGACGAAAAGATTTCGTTCGCGGATGCGTATTTGAAAGCGTGTCAGACCGCTGAAGGCAAAGCTCTGTACGAACAGACCATTGTCAAGTAAGCCGTCCATCAATCAGCAAACAATCTCCCTTTAACGAGGGAAGGAGAAACTGAAGATGGCAAAGACCGAATCCCAAAAAGTGCTGACCTTTGAGGCAGCCGGGGACCTTTCGGCTGGCCTGTATCTCGGTGTGAAGCAGAACAGCAGCAGTCAAGTTGTTGTTGCAACTACACTGGGTCAGGCCATTACCGGAGTGCTTTGCAACAAGCCCGCAGCGGCGGGGCGTCCGGCTAGTGTAGCGGTCGCGGGTATCGTCAAAGTGAAGGCCGGGGCTGCATGCACGGCTGGCACCAAGGCGACTGTCATGGCAAACGGCCGCTTCCAGAATGCTGCCTCTGGGCATCATGTCTGTGGCGAGTTTGTCACTGGCGGAGTTGACGGAGACATCATCGAGCTGGATATGGACAGCGCTGCGAAGAACATGCTTCTGCCGTAAGGCGTGAAGCAATGCGCAGTTCATCTTCTAGAGGAGGTAAGAGAAAATGCAGCCTACTGCCGGTGATGTTCATGTCAACGTACCGTTGACGAATATCTCTGTTGCGTTCCTTCAGAACGCAGCGAATTTTGTGGCGGACCGCATCTTCCCGAACATTCCGGTTTCTAAACAGTCCGATCGCTACTACACGTACGATCGTGGCATGTTCAACCGAGATGAGATGAAGGTCCGTGCTCCCGGTGCGGAAAGCGCTGGAGTGGAGTACACAGTAGACGGTACTCCGAACTACTTCGCTCTTCCGTACGCGATTCACCATGACATCCCCGATCAGCGTCGCGCCAATTCGGACAGTGTTCTTGAGCCGGATATGGAGGCTACGCAGATCGTGACCATGAAAGCTCTCATCAAGCGTGAGAAGCTTTGGGCGGCCAAATTCTTCGCAGGAGGTATTTGGACGGCGGGGGATATTGACGGTGTCGCAGCGGCTCCCGGTGCAGGTCAGGTCCTGCACTGGAGTGACGCTGCGTCCAATCCGATCGAGGATATCCGCACGGGACGTACTGCTACTTTGAAGAGCACGGGCTTTGAGCCCAATACGCTCGTCATTGGGCAGGAAGTCTATGACAAGCTCGCGGATCATCCTGACATCATCGATCGTATCAAGTACGGTCAGACTCCGGGTAGCCCTGCAATGGTTACTCCGCAGCGTCTCGCAGCTCTGTTCGAAGTCGAGCGACTCTTCGTCATGAAGTCGATCGAGAACACGGCTGCGGAAGGCGCGACGAACGTGCATGCGTTCATCGGCGGAAAGAAAGCGTTGCTGTGCTACGCGACTCCTTCCCCGGGCCTGATGATTCCGACTGCTGGTTATACGTTCTCGTGGACCGGCTATCTCGGTGCGCAGGCTCAGGGGCAACGTGTCTCGAAGTTCCGCATGGAACACCTGAAGTCGGATCGCGTTGAGATGGAGATGGCCTTCGATCAGAAGCTCATTGCTGCTGAACTGGGTTACTTCTTCGATACGATCATAGCCTAAACCTGAGAACGTAGGAGGCTGTCAGCAACTATGCACAGATTCGAGAGACAGCCCTTTACGCCCAAAGGTGACTTCGTTGTCCGGAGGGAGTTCCGCTTTTCGGGGCGGGACTTCCGTCCGGGCGACGACTTTCTGCATCGTCAAATGGCAATCTCGGAGCGACAGCTCCGCGTGCTATATGACAGTGGAAAGATCGTCTACCGGGGCGACGAGGGCAAAGCAGAAGAGATCAAGACCACGGAAGCTCCAACAACGGAGAGTCCAACCACCGTTGCGGATGCAGTTTCGGCTGCGTCTGGAGAGATCGTGGCTAGCAATGTTTTTCTTTTCGATCCGGACAAACACCTGATCGAGAAGAGCGGACGCAGTAAGTGGCATGTGGAGGATTTGGACGGACAGATTCTCGCGCATCTCACGAAAGAACAGGCCACGGAGCTGAAGAAAGCGACAGAGCCTGTGGAGGTCACGCTCGATGAAGAGTCACAGCGGGAAAATATCGATACCTAATGACTTTGTTCCGGCTGCGGTTCCTAGCACGCTTCCTACTAACTGTAGGGGACTGCTTGTCGCTGCCGCTGGTACAGTGAATGTGACCATGCGTAACGGTCAGGTTCGCACGAGTGTTCCTCTCATTGCCGGAATCAACCCCGGGGAGTTTGCGAGCATTCAATCCGGTGGAACGGCTACCGGCATATACGCTGTAATATGAACCTTGGTTGTGGCATCGATATTACGAAACGGAGAGGGGCCCCCTTCTTTGGGGGCGGGAGGATTGATGATCCTCCTGTACCTACGAACCTACTTCCCGGGGTTGTGTTCACGGCTGGAGGTAGCTACACCACAATTGCAGAATATTTTGCGAAGGGGCATACGCTGCGTCTCCGTCAGCGTGGCCCTATTCGTAGAGTGCAATTTCATACGAACGTACTTACGGGACTAACTTC